TCTTAAACAGATTCCGAAAAAAGAACCGGTTATTCTTGTGGGTCACTCCCTTGGTGGGGTGATTGCAATGAATATTGCCCATCTTAGACTTCGTAATATCAAAAAAGTAGTTACAATCTCCTCTCCACTCGGGGGATCCAAGGGCGCAATTTATGCTCAGTGGGTTCTACGTTCTTTAGAGGTCTTGCGGGATCTGGTCCCTTCCTCAGCCTATATCAAGCCGCTCTCTAACTTGCCTGCTCCGTGCCCAGTTTTGTCGATCTATAGTACGTCAGGATCGTTGCCTACTGCGTTTGAGCCAAATGACAGTGTGGTAACCGTGGCTAGCCAGAGAGCGCTGCTACACGCGCGCCAAGTAGAGGTGAAAGCAAACCACTTTGAGGTTCTCATGCACCCAGACACGATCAAGTTGCTAAAAGACTTTGTGGCAGAATAACTTTACTTTTATTCTATACTGTGTTATAATAAATTCTCAACAACGAAAGCTAAACATGACATCTGAATTCAAAAACCCCGGGCTTCAAATTCCATATGAAGTGGCTGATTTAATTACTCTTGAAACTCTAAAGGCTAGTCGTAAACTTCTTAAAGAAGATATGAGAGATCATAAGGAGGAAGCTACCTATATGCATCCCGAGGATTATGCTAACAACAAAAACTATCTAAAGGCCATGAAAGTTCTTATTGCTTACTACGGTACCGGTGAATGAACTTCTATATCCCAGGATTCGGTTCTGGTTCTGGTGCTGACTCACCTACATTGAAGCAATATCAGGATCATATTGAAATTTCTGTATTAACATATAAGTCAAGTGACCCAATTGGGTCACTTGCTTCAATGGCATACTATCTTATGGATACATGCCCAAGCAGTGATCACATTAACATTTTCGCTTCAAGTCTCGGTGGATGGTACGCCGAAAAACTTGCTGGAATGATCCCCTGTTCTTTATTTCTTTATAACCCAAGCACCGATCCTGCCAACTCGTTACTCAAATACGGAATCGATCCAACCGTTACCATTCAATATGACAAACTCAAAGAACTAGCTCCAGCTAGTCGAACTGTCTGTGTTTGTGCTGATGATACCACGGTGCACCCTGAGTTAGCCCTAAACCTTTATAAAGACTATAATCTTATTGTAAGTTCTGGCGGACATCGTATGACTGATGCCAATATAAATAAACTTATTGCAGCATATCATTACGAACAGGCACAACTATGAACTTCAGAGACTTTCTTTCAGAATCTTATTATAACTATCTACCTAACAACAAGGATAAGAAAGAAAAGGACGCAGTAGTCATCCATAAAATGATTCACGATGCATATGTGTCTCAAGGTGGTAATAAAAGCCCCGAGTTATCTACACCAGAAATGATGGTCGATCAAATTCCATTCTGGAAAGTAAGTAAGAATGGTGGGACAATTACGGCAGTCGCATTATATATTGATGGCGGTAAAGGTCGTAAACGAATTGCCATTGCATCAGATGGTTCTGAGCATGGCAAAAAAGCATTAGGTAAGATCGTAAGCGATGACCTAAAACAGGAACGTGCTCATGCCGAGGTCAGCGGTAAATCTCTTTCTTTTTTGAAGAAGCAGATTGATCTAAAAAATTATGTTCACAGTTTCGAAGATGCTAAAGCGTATCATGCTAGTAAGGGCAAAACTGTAACCAAACCAGAAGATAATGATCCTGAAGTAGTTCGACACCCCGAACTGAAAAACAATTTCTACGATCGGATGATCGCCGGGCATGCTCATACCAAACTCATGCTGGGTACGCTGGGTACAAAAATAGTCGACATGTAAAATTTTACTTTTATTCAAGGTCGTGGTATAATAAACACATACCATCCAACACCCAGTAGGAAAAACAAAATGTTTTTAGTGTTCAAATGCCGGCATGATCTTTTCTTGGAGCCAAAGCAACTGATCGCAGAATTTGAAACAGAAGAAGAAGCTCGACAGTTCGCAAGCGACATGGAACAAGCCAGTCTGGACATTTTCACCTGGTTCGATTTCATCGAAGAGTAAAAAAGGAGACCTAGGTCTCCTTTTAAGTTACAGCTAATCAAACCAAGTTACATTACGAACAACCAGCAACTGGGGTACATAGTTCATTATATCCAACTAAACTTTGCCCCGAAATAAACTTCACTTTTTTGTTTATTATAGTCACACGACAATAATGGTATAATAGACCATGGCCCTCAAATGATCCTCTCTACTTTCGACAACAAGATTTTGACTCAACTTATGCTGATGTGTGAGGATATTCCCAGAGTAGGGTCTGGTCGACTAGCTGCTTGTATTGTCTTGAAAAAGGACATTGTCGCGTTTGGTATAAACTCTACCAAAACTAGTACCCTAATGCACTTCTTCAATAAACATCCTGAGGCAGTTCAAATTCATGCCGAGATTGCTGCCATCCATAATGCTAGGAAACGCCTATCGGATAAGGACCTGAGTAGGTCGACGCTCTATATTGCACGAACTAAGATCATTGGTGGAGTTACAGTTTCTGGTCTTGCCGCTCCATGTTGCGGGTGCGTGAAGGCTATTAAGCACTTTGGAATTAAACGCGTGGTATACACTGAATAATGTCATCTCTAATTATTGATAAAAAATATGTTGGTTTTATTTCCTCGAGACTAAAAAATGTAACATATAAAGGCGCTGGTAATGTTCTTGCCAGCTTTACTCATAGTTGCGAGCGATCTGACTCCAGAAAAAAGCGTGGCCACTTTCTAATCTATCCCGATGGCGTTTTCATGCGCTGCTTCAATTGCAGTGAGTCGCTACCATTATCCAAGTTTATTCAGGATATTGACCCATCGTTATATCGTGAGTATTGTCTTGAGAATTTTAAGGAAGGCGTATGGGAGTCAAAGAAGGACTTTAAACAACCTATTCCCGAACCCATCAAAAAAGAGGAAGATACACCGGCTAAAAATCATTTTACAGACCTAATCTCGTATGCGTCTTTGCCTCCTAGCAATCCAGCTCTTAAATATATCGCTAATAGGCAGATACCAGAAGCTAGATATAAGGAACTATTCCTGGCGCCAAAATTCTATAAGTGGGCTTCTAGAATTGATCCCATTTTTGAAAAGTTCAAGACTGATGTACCAAGATTAATTATTCCATGTTATAATTCGACCAGAAAGTTATTAGGTTTCACTTGCAGAGCATTCGGTAAAGAGTTACCTAAATATATTCACCTTAGGCTTGATAAGGAACAGGAATTTATCTACGGCCAGAATCACATCGATATAAATAAGACCCTATTGGTTGTTGAAGGGCAGATTGATTCCATGTTTCTTGACAATTGTCTGGCAATTGGGCGGGCAGATTACAAATCGGGGTTCCTTGAAACTCACAAACATAATGTAATCATCATACCTGATAATGACTTCCGCAGAAATCTTCACGTGTGTAACCAACTGAAAAAAGCTATTTCAAACGGTTTCACAATATGTATTCTTCCCGATTCGTGGAAAAAAGATATTAACGATATAGTGCGAAGCGGTATTACAGCGCATGAAATTGAACAATATGTATTCAAAAACAAAAAAAACGGGGCAGCCGCCTTGCTAGAACTTGCACTGGAAAAAAGATGCTAATGGAAAGATATAAGGAAAATAATTGGATTAAAATAGGTAGTCTTGGGGATCATCGAACAATAGACATTAACGCAGATACATATATGGACTGGATTAACAATGATTTATTCTTTGTTAATCTCTATAGAATCGCCAAAGATCTTGGTCCTATAATTCCATTTGTTATATTAGGTGATCCAGATAATCAGGATACTGTAATGGATAAATTACTATCCATGCAGAACAAACTCATTGTCGGAGATGTTGTGGTAGAATTCATTAAATCATATCATATAAAGCCTATAATGTTAGAAGAAAAGTTAAGTGAAGTGTGTGTTAATGTGTCAGAAGTAATCAAACGAAAGAAAAATAAATGAATATCGGAAATAAGTTAATGAGCGAATCAAAGTTTTATATGGGTTACTCCCGTTGGATTGATTCCGAAAATCGCTATGAAACATGGGAGGATTCTGTTTCTCGTGTAATGAATATGCATCGAGAAAAATACAAAGAGAAGATGACTCCTGAATTAGAGACTTTAATTCAGTTTGTCCAGTCGGCCTATAATGATAAGTTGATTCTTGGTGCGCAGCGGGCATTACAGTTCGGCGGTGAGCAGATCTTTAAACATGAAGCTCGACTTTACAATTGCAGTTCTAGTTATGCTGATCGCCCTGCATTCTTTAATGAGTCGCTATATTTGGGCTTGTGCGGGGTTGGTGTTGGTTTCTCAGTCCAGCGCCATCACATTGCTAAACTACCGCAAATTGCTCGCCGGTCCCAGAAAAAATCAAAGGTATTTACTATTCCGGATAGCGTTGAGGGATGGGCCGATGCTATTGGCGTCTTAATGTCTTCTTATTTTATTGAGGGCGGAACTCACCCAGAATATAAGGGTTGTCAAGTTCACTTCGACTTTTCTAAAATTCGACCAAAAGGCTCTATGATTTCTGGTGGCTTTAAAGCCCCTGGCCCAGATGGCCTACGCCAAGCCTTAGTTCGCTCAGAAGAAGTTATTGAGTCTCTTTTAAAGGAAACTCATGTCACCAATATTACGCCTCTGGTTGCGTATGATATTGTTATGCATACATCGGATGCAGTTCTTTCAGGTGGTGTTCGTAGGTCAGCAACAATTTGTATCTTCGATCACGATGAACAGGAAATGTTAAAAGCTAAGACTGGCGATTGGTTTATTACTAACCCACAGCGCGGTCGCAGTAATAACTCGGCCCTAATTATTCGTGACGACATCACTCGCGAAGCTTGGGCAGAAATCATGACCTCGGTAAAAGACTTCGGTGAACCAGGCTTTATCTTTTCGGATAGCACAGAATTCACCTTCAATCCTTGTGTCGAAATTGGAATGTATCCTGTAACAGAATCTGGTGTATCTGGTTTTCAGTTCTGTAATCTAACAGAAATTAACGGCGGTAAATGTGTTGATATTGCTACGTTTGATATTGCTACTAAGGCTGCTGCAATCATGGGCACGCTACAGGCTGGCTATACCAACTTCAAATATGTATCTGATGCAACTCGAGAAATTACCGCCCGCGAGGCCTTAATTGGTGTATCTATTACCGGTTGGATGAATAATCCAGATATTTTATTCGATGTAGTCAACATGACCGATGGTGCAAAGAATGTGAACTACTGGAATCAAATAGTCGCAGAGATGATCGGTATTAATCAAGCAGCCAGAACTACTTGTGTGAAACCGGCTGGGAATGCTTCGGTTATTCTTGGGACCGCATCTGGTATCCATGGTGAACATGCACCTCAATATGTTCGCCACGTGCAAATGAATGAGAATGATGAAGTTCTACAATTGATGCAGAAATTGAATCCGTCAATGGTTCGTAAATCGGTTTGGTCTTCAAACGGTACCGACTATGTGGTTGCCTTTCCCATTATCTCTAAAGAAGGCTCTATCTATAAATCTACTCTAATGGGTGTTAAGCAATTAGACTTTGTGAAAAAGGCCCAACAAGTATGGGTAGAAGCTGGTACAAATGTGGAACTATGCCGCCATCCTAAGCTACGTCATAATGTAAGTAATACGATTACTGTAGATAATTGGGATGAAGTTGAGCAATATCTGTTTGATAATCGGGCATTCTTTGCCGGTGTTTCTCTCCTATCTGCTGCTGGTGATCGGGCATATGCTCAGGCGCCATTTACCGAAGTGTTTACAGCCCAACAGATTATGGATCTATATGGTACGGGCTCTGTTCTGGCTTCGGGATTAATTGTAGATGCTCTACCCATTTTTGGAAGTAATCTTTGGCTTGCCTGTGCTACGGTACTTGGAATGGGAATGAAACTTTCCCCAGATTCATCCGAACATCTATTGGCTCGTGATTGGGTTCGTAGGGCAAAGAAGTTTGCTGATAACTTCTTTGACGGTGATGTCGCCAAAATGACTTATTGTCTAAAAGACTGTTATAACCTACACAAATGGAGTGAGATCAATCGAACTATTAAGCCGATTGACTTCTCGAAGGAACTTTCGAAACAACAATATGTGGATGCCGATACCATGGCAGCCGCGGGTTGTAGTGGGGGCTCCTGTGAAATAAGCTTTTGAGTAATTATACTTTCCATAAAGGGGGGGCCCTCGGGTCCCTTTTTAGTTTGTTAAATAGGTTGACTTAACAAACTAGGATAACATATGTCACAAAAGATAACTTTCGATTGCTCCAATTGTGAAACCAGGGGTACTATTAGACTCGGAGATGACTTCGATGATGCTAAAGTTACAGTATGCCCGGTGTGCGGAGATCCATTAGATATGGATAATGGGGATGAAGATTTAGATGATTGAACCAGGTTGGATCTATAATGATCTGCCATTCGATGATTCACTAATACCCGAAACTGCACTCGGCTTTATCTATAAAATAAGCCGTATTTCTGATGGCAAGGCTTATATCGGAAGAAAGCTAATATACTTCAAGAAAACATCGGTTAAAACTCTCTATCGTAAACTAAAGAAAGGTGAGACCGGTAAGGGACAGAAGTATAAGAAAAAGACTTCTAGTTTAGTTCACTCAGATTGGCGCGAATATTGGGGCAGTTCTGAACGTCTTATGGCTGATATTGAGCTATTAGGGATCAATAACTTTAAGCGTGAGATTTTGTTCTTCTGTAAAAGCAAGGGAGAGTTGTCTTACACAGAAGCTAGGACTCAGATGGACCTGCGGGTTCTCGAGAACCTGGATCGCTTCTACAACCGTCAGATTATGTGCCGGATCAACTGGGTCCACGTGGCCAAACTAAGTGTGTAAAATTTTACTTTTATTCTGTGGTGTGGTATAATAAACACATACCAACCAAGGATCCACCATGAGCCATGAAGCTATCATCAGAGCCCAGAAAGATCTATTAATCAGTAACAGACAATTTCTGGAGTTTTTGTGGCGTGATGTTCCTATGAACCTCTACTCTTTTGAACTTCTCGAGACACAAATTTCAAAAATCAATTCTGTCCTCAACACCATTGAAG